ATCTAAAGCACCATCATTTGACCCTCTTGAAGAGCCTTGAATATAGCTAAAATCTCTAGTTCCACTTCCAGAATCAAGTCCTTGAAATACTAATTGCGCTCCTGTGTTTTGAGAATAAGCACTAGTATCTTTTAAAACAATAACTGGAGTATCTCCATCTATTTGCGCTCTGGTTCCAGTTATATGCAAATTGTATGATGGCGTTCCACCTATTCCAACTTTACCATCCGAGGTAATTCTCATTTTCTCAGTAGTAGAAGCATTCCCATCTGTAGTGTAAAAAAGTAAATTTGATCCATTTTCACTAGCTGTAAATGTAGATTCAGCTAAAGATTCAATTTTTGCTCCAACTGTTATTGTAGAAGAAGCATCTTCAGCCCCAGCAAATTCAATTACTCCTAACCTATGACC